TTCTGTTAATGTTTCTGATGTTGTTCTATCCGTTCCACTATAGCTAGTAACTGTGGAGGGCGACACAAGCCATGCCCCTAGTGGTATAGACTGGACAAGTCTATCTCCAACGCCTATATCAGTATTATTGCCAGCATATTCGTAAAGTTGAACAGTATCTCTTGAAGAACCAGTTCCAATATCAAAATATTTTGTGTCAGTTCTAGCTCCAAAAGATTGCATGCCTACATAATCATCTATCCTAAGAGATGCTGTTTCCAAAATACGCCTTAAAATTACAGCGTCAGAAGTCCAACCAGAAGAATAAGTTGTTCCAGCTAGGTAATCCCTTAAATCATCAATAGATGCGTATGTATGGCGAGTTACCATTATTTAGTCTCCTCTTCTTCTGCTTCTGTTTCTTCAACATCTTTAGTAGAAGATAATTTTTTAAAAAAAGCTGTATGTTCATTAGCAATTTTGGCAGGTATGTTGTATTCCTCATCTTCTAGGAATGTCTGCTCGAGTTCTTTTATTGCAATACTCTGAATACATTTAACTTTCATTTATTTATTTTCCTCTGTAGTAGATTGTTTATCTTCTTCTACATCTGCTTTTTTAGCTTTTGGTGTAGCTTTCTTTTGAAAGTACTCACTATAAGCACTAGCCTCTTTAGCTGGTATGTCATATTCCTCGCCAGCTGTAAAATCCATGCCTAGTGACCCTAGTGATACATCTTTAATACATTTAACCTTAGTCATTTTATTTCCTTTTAAAAGTGAGGGAGAAATTAATCTCCCCCACAATTATGAATTTAGCTTGCAGCCATTTTCAAAATCTTGAATGCACTCTCGAGTCCAATCTGTCCATCTCCTCTGCGTGTAGCAAAGAATCCGACTTGGTCGTTACCCATGTAAAGTGAATCATTTCTGCGTATTGACATTCCTACTCGGTCAAAAATCATGTAGTTCTTGAAATCTCCAAGAACAGCAATCTCATTGTTAGCCGATAAAGCTGTTGCCAATCCGTTATTGCTAGTATCGTCTGCATTTACTACAGGCTTACCTAGCAGGTTGGTGTCTGGACTTGCAGTCAAACTTTCAATACCAGTAACACCTGCGGCAGTTGCCTGTATTGAATTTACTTGTTTAGTAATCAATGAAGGCATTACCCATGTGGCGTTCTGCCTGAACTGACTCTGTAGTGTGTAGAATATTCCAGTTAGGTCTGCTGTAGTTATAGCTGTTGCAGAAGCGGCTACATAGTCAGCAACACCAGAACCAAGAATTCCATCATACTGTGCAGTATTGTTACCATTTAGTATTCCTGCATCTTCAAATCTGCCTGCGGCTTCCATAAAGATTTGGGAAAGTAGAGCTGGTAAGTTTATTGCACTATCGTCAAGAAGTTCTCGTGTAACTTTTACAAGTCCACCAGATTTCTCTATTGAGAAAGCTACTTGACCGACTGTTGGAGTCTGGTCAGAAAATGCTCCTTCTTCAGCGATTGCCGCCCAAGATGCACTAGCGATAGTTGGAACATATCCGTCTTTGCTAGCAACTCGAACAACTGTGCTTAAAGGTCGAAGCTGACTGCCGGGAACTCCGGGGTCGTGGATGACTTGATTGATGAACTCTTCAGGCACGAAGTATCCACCTTCTGAATCGGTGTCCTCTTGCATAGCTTTAGTTTCATCAGGTGTAGCATTTTTCCAGAAGATGGTATCTGATGGAGATTTCATCCATTTAATAAAAGCATCTTTTTGTACTTTTGCTATCTCTTTGTGGTTATCTCCCATTTGCTCTTGCACCCAGATTGGCTGAGACATAGCTGGTAGACCCTTGACCCATGTAGCAGGCTTGTAGTTGCCTTTTATTTTTGCTGTAGTGTCATTAGGGTTATATTCAGCAACGTCACTAGAAGCAACTGGAACACTATTTAATGGCTTGTTAAAGTCGCCTTTAAGAGCCTTTATCTGTGAATTAGTTGCATCAATAGCGTCAGCTTTTTCCATAGTAGCTTGTGCGTCTTGAATCATTTTGGTAGATGCTTCTACATCTCCATCTGTAAGAGTTTCTTCAGCTTTAGCAAGTAATGCTTGGGCTTCCTCTCTCATTTGTTTCGTGGACATAACTGTCCTCCTTATTAATACTTAGGTTTCTTTCTTCGCTTTCCCAAATCCAATTTTGCTCTAAGCAAATCAATTTTGGTTCTAGCAACTTGTACTAAGGGATTTTCAGTCGTGTCTGAGGCAGTATCTTCTCCCGCATCTGAGGCAACTTTTTCCTCTGGTACATTTTCTTCTTTAATTGATGTTTCGCAAGTGCATACACAATCACAGCCCCTATCAATAGATTTTGCTGATAGAGTTCCTGTATCTGGGGAAGCGCCTCTTATAACTGAAGAGGTTTCTACCCAGTCAAGATTATTAATGCGTCTTGTAACTTCATTGCCGTTACGCTCCATAACCACTCCATCTTCAGGAATGTTAAAACCGACTGACCATTCTTTTACAAAGTTTCCTTTCACGTTAGAAAAGGCATCTCTACCCGCTTCTGTTTCAAGATTCATCTGCATAGTAGCATGCAGTCTGTATTCTTCATCATCAATAGCCATTGGGTAAGCAGATAAAACTTTACCGACTATTTTAGATTGGTCATGTCCAGCTAATACTGGAATTGGCAAATTGCTTTTAATAGACGTATCAAATGCAGTAGGAGTAATAATATCTCCGTCTGCATCTTTTCTGCCCATAGTATTTACAAACGCAGTAACAATTCCTTGTGTCTCGTCTAATACTTTGACCTCTGTTTTAAAAGTTTTGGTAATAGTCATACCGTACTCCTTGAATATTCATTATTTCTAATTTTTTCGGCAGTTCTTTCTGCCCAATTCATAGCTTGTTCAGGATTTGTAGGACTGCCTCCCCATAAATACCAAGCGACTGCACCAGCTCCGGGGAAATCTTCATGGCTTCTATTTGAGTTTCTTGGTACATTTAAATCAACTTTATGTCTTTTAAACCAAGCGTTCATTCTAATTACTTTGCTTTCTGATACAAAGCCACCTGCTATTTCTCGTGCTTCTCTTATTGTTTTAGCAGTTAATCCACCTCCGCCTTTGCCGTCCTCGTAATACTCAATGCCTTTTCTGGCATTTTTTCTTAAAAAATCTGGCGCATCAACTTTGGCGATACGTTCTATAATATTTGGATTTTTAGATTTCCATCCAGATAACTCCGTATCAGGTCTATAATTTCTAGGCATTGGAGACCAGTTCAAAGTTCCATTAGGATGGTCGTCTATATTTCTGGCATCATCTACATGATAAACTTGCCCGTTTCTTTCAGCACAAGTAAAGCCGTAAGGGTCGCCAGCGGCAATGTAATTATCATTCTCGCCTTCTCCACCATCATCGGCTCTCATATATTCAAAGCCTTGAGTTTTAAAGTGGGCAAGAGATGATAAGTTTTGAGTTCTCATTACTTCTGTTCTTGCGATTAATCTTGAACGTACTTCTGTTTCTCCTAGTACCTGCTTGATACCTTTAAAATTATCTCCTGAAACTCCATTAGCTAAATCACTTATTGTGTATCCACGTTCAATAGCTAACTCTATGGTTCTTTCAACGTGCTTCTGTGTCGTAGAGTGAATTAATTTTGCTCTTGTTGATGATTGGGTTAATATTCTCTGTACTTCTGGGAGTTTTTCAGAATAAACCAAACTACCCGCTACATTAGAATCATTAACTTCCCTAAATGTATCTTTAATTATTGCTGTATAAGATATACGCAACGCATTTTCTAATTCGCCAGCTTCCTCATCAGGAATTAACTGTCTCCATACAAATGGAAAGTTCTTAGTTGTTAAAGGGTCTGTCCTTTCAAGATATCTACCGATAACTCCATCTGCACGATTTTTTACACGCCTTAAATATCGGCTCATGCGTTTTTCCATGTCATCGGTTAATTCTTCACGATTTTTTAAAAGATTTCTTTTTAATTGAACAGCTCCAGAAGTTAATCTCGGAGCCTTTTCTTCTTCTGTTAAGGCTTTAGTAGTCGTACCAGTCAATGAAAGCTGTGCGTTTTCTACAGAATCAGTTTCTATAATAGACATTGGTACTCTGCGTACATCTCCGTCATCCATTCCGTCTAAGCCTACTAATGCTCGTGATTCATTAAGTGTAATTATTCCAGCTTGAAATAATGCAGTAGCCCTAGTGGTTACTGTATCTTTATCATCTAAGAATGACCGCATCTCTGTAAAATCAGCCATGATTTTTGAGTTGTCATTAAACTCATATGAGAAGCAATGATTTAAAAATCTGACAATGTCATTTATTAATGGCTCTAATGTTTCAGAATGAAATGAAAATCTAGCTTCTCTATAATTAGAGAATGTAGACCTTTGTAGTCCGACATTAGCTGATATTAATATTGGTGGCACACCAAATACAGCACAGATTCTTGATTCAGTTAAATCATGTAAATCTCTAAGTGCCATTTTTTCTGGAGCGTCTGCCATAGCTTGATACTCTGCATCATCATCTAGTATCGCTACGCTATGGGCATTTCTAGCACCACCAAACGATGAACGCCATCTTGCTCTAATTCTTGTAGCTTCTTCTTGGTTGTTTAGCCTTCTTTTTACTTTTAATAATCCAGAAGGCACACCAGCGTTCATAAAATATGCTTTTGCAAAGTCAGTCATTGATATATCGAGATTAACTGTTTTAGCTAATATATGCAGAGGGCTTAATCCATATACATCTCCAGACGGATTAGGTAATGACATATGCCCAATATCATTTGGGTCAAGTTCATATTCTTGTCCATCTATTTCGTAAGTGTATCTGTGTACGCCTCTTTCAGATGGCTGAATCGCAACTCTATCTGGTCGCAATAGCCACATTGCTGTAACTTGATTATTTCTTGCACGTTCTTTTAATACATAAACATTTCCAGAAACTTGTAAGAAAGTTACAAGGTCTGCAAGAAACATGTGCCAATCTTGATTAGCATTTGGTCTTTCTAATAATTGGGCAACTGGAGAAGTTTCATCTCTTGTAATACCACCATCTGCATCTGTAAAGCCTACATAATAACTTGCAGAGCCAACGCCTTGTGCCAATTCTCTGATACAAGCATAGACAATTTCATTTCTACCATAACCATTTTTAGAGAAATTTTTGTAGTTATCTTCTGGATATTGAATAGATGCTAAATCAGTTACAAGAGGAACAGTTGCGGCGATATCTGTATCAGTTACTTGCTTTTGAAACCAATTCGGAAATATACCCATAAAGACAAAACCTCTTTCGGCTTTGGGTACATGCCTAGACCACAATATATTTGAGAATTAATAAAAGAAATAATACCACAAAAGAATAACGCTTGCGTTGTGACAATGCAATGAGGAGAAGATACGGACAAGTCAACGTATATTCATAAAGAGGACTGTATTAGGAACAAATAACTAAAATTTTAAAGGAGGTTATCTGAATAAACGCATGTCCTATGAGCTAATCCATGAAACTGATATCCACTACAGAATAAAGCTAGTAACTAAAAAATTAATAAATAAAAACCAAAAGTAACGAAATTCTACATTGATTAAGATGCGTTATAGTCCTCTTATTCAGTTGTTAAAGCAGTCGCCTGTTTAGGTATAAACACCAACGCAAGCAACATCAGTATACCATATCCTTTAAATTACCCCTTTACTTATTGTTTCAAGGGGTATATACTGTTTACAGGTATAAACAAAAAGATAAAGGAGAATAGATACCATGACTACCAAAGTCACAATAGAGACAAATGAAGAGCATCCAGAGCATACTGAGTATACATTACCAGAGTTCAAAAACAGTACTTTACAGTCAGTACAAGCAACTGTTATGCAATTAGCTAAATGGGAAAGAGATACTAAAGACTGGTTAAAGAAATACTACGCAGAAGAGGGGAATGATAATCCAGATTTAGATAGAAACGAACTCAAAACTGCAAAAGCACTTCAGTCCTTACTAATCGAGATTTCAGCTAAAAAGATAAATGAAGTTACTGACGATTGTAAATGGGAGTGGCAAGCAATTGCCACTATTATGAATAATATCCAATGCGATACTGCAGACAGAGAAAGCATTCTTGGAATTATGGTTAGTAACAGATACATTATGAGACATGCTTTTAACGAAGTACCTAAAATCACATTTACTTATCAACCAATAAAATTTGAAGGTACTCAGCCAATTAGTAATCAAAAAGTAACCCTTGATAGTGGTACAAAAATCGAAATGCCAGAAATGTATTCAGATAGCTACTACGAATTTTATAGCCCAGAATAATAAAACACACTAAAGGAGTAATTAAGGGGAGCAGAAATGCTCCCTTTTTTTTTATACTGAATTTTTTTTCTTACACCTTGAACAGACAATCACAGTTCCCTTGCCTGCTAACTCAGCAAGTAATTTATTGCAATTAGAACAGCGTAACTCTTTATTCTCTACCATATACCTTGTCCTGCTACGTTACTCATACCGTGTACAGCTAAGCCTAAAGCCATAACACAATCGTCATGTAATCCAGAAGGAGCAGAATATCTAACACCTGTTTTGGTATATTCATATGCAAATGAAGATAACTCATTTACGATTTCATTATCTGGATATCTGATAGCTTGAGTTTGTATTGCCAAAGATAATCCCTCCATCAACATCTGTTTAGATGTTGCAGAAAATTTAAAGCCTTGAATGTTTGATAAATCTCTTTGTAGCTTTTCAACAATAGGGTCGCCTACTCCCGTAGAATCTATGACAGCTGAGTTATTTCCCACCAAAGTTTTTATTCTTTGTACAGTCTCCTCCCACGGCAGTTGAAATCTATCAAATACGCATACATATCCATTATTATCCAAACCAACTATTGCTGTCCAGTCAACAGACTTTGCTAAGTCAATTCCAAATATTGTTGGCTGTTCATTAGACATTGGCGATATACAATCCATTATCGCTTGTTGCCCAAAAGGATTACCTCCATCTTCTGATGGTTCTGCGAGATATAACTCTTTGAATACATGTTCTGGTAACATTCCTTTAGCTTGCATAATTTCATCTTCATCTATAACGCCAGCATCTGATGCGTCATAAGCTGTCAGTTTTGCATAATGCCAATCACGCTCTCCACTTTCAGCTTTCCTTGCTAATACATAAGCCCAATTCTTTCTGCCCTTTACGTTACCAATTATTCTTACTGGACCACGGGTCGCTGTCATTGTTGACCTAATAGCATGCCATGATTCTTCACGCAGTCTTGTCGCCTCGTCAATTACAACTCCATAAACATCTTCTCCGTATAAGTTGTCAGCTTTTTCTCCAGACTTAAACGCAACGGTTGCCCCATTAATCAGATTGATAGTTAATTCAGATTCGTTAGCAGTAAAGAATCTTCTGTCAAAGCCTCTTTTTAATCTTCTAAATGCGATACGGGCTTGGGGATATACTGGCGCTACCCACCAATATATTTGTCCGTCTTTGCCACGCAATGCCTGCTCTATTATCCACGATAAACAAGCAACTGTTTTACCACTTTTAGTTGCACCTTCAATAACAGCGTATCTTTTATGACTGAATATCGCTTGTTCCTGCTTCGAGTATAGTTGGGGTCTTTTGTATCGTATCGTCTGAGTTGTCATTTGCTCCCTCAATAATAAATGTTACAGGGGTTTTATCTACATTAAATGAATTTTGAATTGATATTAATGATTTATCTGGTATGACTCCGTTTATCTGGCTAATTTTATCCATAATATTTAAAACAACTTTAACAGCTTCCGTTTCTCCCCCTAAGGCTCTGTTATACCAACGCAATAATAATTGATTATACCTTTCCATTTGTAATGCTCTAACATGGTCAGCATGACCAACGTGTTCACGAGCTAATTCGCCTAACGCTCGCTGTACATCTTTTTGAACCATACCAACAGATATACTTTCTTGGTCTGCTATTTGCCTAACAGATGCCCCAGCAACTTTAGCTTGTAATATTCTAAATCGCCTTTGTTGACGTTCTATTTCTGTTCCGTTTTGTTTAGGCATTGGCTTTTTTTACTTTTTTCAATTTATATTTATTATTTAATTTATCAATGTCAATTCCATCTTTTAAAATCAATTTGGTTTTTTTAAATGGAGTGTAATCTACAAAATGATGCCATCTACCATAACGCCATTGCACTCGAGCAACGTCAGGATGCATCTCAGCCAACATCTTTGATTTATTCATTGTGCCTTCAAAAGCATAAAACGCCTCTGTATTGCCGCCTTTGATTGTTTGAGTGGTAGCCTTTTCTTGAATAAAAGCATTAAATTGTATCGTACACCATCCATCTTTTAACGCCCGTAATGATAAGTCGGTATCCTCGTTATATCTACCTCGCCATCTATAAGGAATATCATTGCGAATCAATAAACAGGAATATATCCGACTATTTTTTATAAATGCTGGTCTTTTTTCTTTAAAGACCATAAACATAAAATATTGCAGACCAGATATCGCAACATTCTGATATCTATCAACAAAATCTTCTGCCGCTCTAAAAATAGTTCCCGATTGTACTCTTGCATATTTATTTTTATTAACCCTACCAAACGCCCTAATATTGTCATCCATGACCCAATGAGATTCTGCTCCTAATTTAATAGAGTGATCCCAACAAAAATTCCTTGCCGCTCCGGGACCATTTGATTTCCATTCCTCATCAGTACAAGGGTCATACTCATCTTGATATTTTTTATCAAGAATCAAAAGAGTTGCGTATTCTATATTATTTTCCTTTAAGGCTTTGTCATATAGATTATATTCTTGTTCTTCAACAACTAAATAATGCGGTACTTTTATTTTATTCAGCGCATCACTTGTTAACCGAACTTCGTGTCGATTTTTAGAAATAATATATACAGGATATTTAGGATTTGGCATAATCGTTTAACTCCCGTTTCCAATTTTCTCCTAAGATAAATTGAGCCTCTTTACTGACAAGACTTCCATCTTTTACAGTTAGCCAAAAATCTGTTTTAACTTGACTTGATTTCTGAAAAGCTGATTCAAAAAAATGTTGTACTGTAATACTGCTATTCATAATGGTATCAATCGCAGGTAACGTGTAACCAAACAACTTGTGTTGCCCGTCAAGCCTTGATGGCGATTCTAGTGAATAACATTTTCCAGATAAAAGCCATGAGGGAACAGGACAAAAAATATTAGGCTGATATATAGTCAAGTTTTTATTAACTTTCATAATGTCCTTTAATGTCCATATAACGTAATTCCACGCATTGGAATTTTTAGAGGGATTGCTCGCTAACGTTTTCAAAATTTTATTTGATAAATTATTTATATGTGATTTAGTGACAGTATTAACTTTTATAGGGAAAGCACCCAACTGTTTTCCATCCCAACTCTGGTCGTGAATTGTCAAAGGTGGGTGGCTTTTTCCCCATTTTGGAGCAAAGCCTCCTGTTTTTTTTGCAGGCATTGACGCAAACCAGCCGATATCATCGCCTTGTGGAAATTCCTTTAATGCTACGGCATCCATATCTAACACAACGGCTGTTTTTTCAGACGCAACTTTTAATCTAACGGCATCTGCGATATGTGCAATACTATGTCCTCTCATTAAAGCATTATGCGCGTACTTAGCAGGAAAAATGTTATCAGCATTTTTTATAACAATATTTTGGGGTATATTTTTATTATCAATTTTTTGATATGTGTACAATTCAACTTCATTGCCAAATTTTTCGTGAGATTTCAAAGTTAAAAAATGAAAAGGGGACAATTTAGCCGTTGAATTTACCCATTCATTAACGTCAATATTTGAATCGTTAAAAGTTGACCAAAATAAAATTATTTTCATAATTCTGGCTCATCTATATAAACATCATCATCGTAATTATTTTTAATTAAAATTGGATGCCACATACTTTTAGTTTTATCAGTAATTTGTTGATTCATGATTTTTGCAAAGTCATCCATGTCCTCTTGATTTCTAAAATGTATATTCAAACTCCTGTAAGGGCTTAAATCATCTTGTTCAAATTCGGGCATCCCTTTCCAATGATCTTCCCAACTATCTGGGTCTGGAATTTCAGGGGGCTTGCCAGCGAGTTCTGTCAACAAATCATTTAACGGCTCAGATTGTGCTGTTATATCAGATAATAAATTTTTTAAAATTAAATCATCTTTACCTGCCATAGCAGATATTGGGTCGTGAGTTGCGAGAAGTAAATCAGATTCCTGTTCATTAATATCTAATACTAAAACTGGTATTTCATCTTCTGGTGTTAATTCTGCACGCATGTGACCGTCAATTAACATTAATCCATCATCGGTCTCCCTCGCTAATACTGCATCTGCATATCCAATAGAATCCAAAATAGTAGATAATGCATTTTTCTGTGCTATTGGATGAGTTCTCCAGTTTTTGGGATTTGGTATTAACTCAGACGCCTTAACACGTTTTAATTCTTTGATTCGGTCTTTATTCATAATGTCTCCTTAACCGTATGAAAGGGGTTTTAAATTAACCAGATTAATTTTTGCTTTAATATCTAATGTAGAGATAATAGGAATAAATTTATCAATAAAAATGCCAACGTAAGTTTCAATATCAGTATCAATAGATTCAGCGGCACACATAGTGCATCCGATAGAATTCAAATATCCTTCAAATGCTCCTGTAATTAATTCCACATGGTTTATGTCATCAGTTAATAAAGACACCTCAACTTCACATGGTAAATGTATACCACAATTCATGCCTTTAACTCTGATACTTTTAGCCTTCATTGTTTACTTCCATATAGTGTTCATTAAAAATACTTTTGCCATCCGTTCAAAAAGTCTGTCCTTTTTGTTTTACATTTTTTACAAAAGCCTTTGGCGTATTTTCCGTTCGGAGTTTCTAAAATCCAATGATGTTTACAGATTTTCGTGCTAGCTTTCGGCATTATATTCACAAATACTGCCGTTGATAGTTACAGTAATTTTGGCGTCCTTTCTGTGAGCGGTACGTTCAGCAGTCATCTTATAATCAGTAATGTATTGTGGGGAATCATCTTTAATAATTCCTACTTCTGTAAAGGCGTCAACTATAGGTGCTACAGCAGATGCTAACCCATCCCAATCTAATGGTTTCCCACACCAAGTCTGATGTACTGTTGCGGTTATTGGGAGTTCTAAAGGGAAATCAGAATGTAAATATTTTTGTTCTAAAATATTCTTTTTATTTAACAACTCAAACATTGCAGTTTCTTTTAGTTCTTGGGTTTCTCGGTGTTGAGTTCGCCAATGACTTCTAGCTCTCCCATTTTTCGTTAGCGATTTTGGGACAGAGTAAATCGTGTGTGATATGTCAATAAATTGATATGTCATGCATATAAAATACCACACTATTTTATTTTAATAATATTTAGTTTATATATACCCCCTTTAGGGGGGTATATAAATTTCTTTTTTTGGTTCTTTTTTTCTTTTGAAAATAACCACTCCAAGGGGTTTACTTTTGATATTAGGCACTCTATAATAGTTTCAAGGTATAAACATTAAGTTAATTATAGGAGATTAACAAATGACAATAGTAAACACAAATAGAACCTTCGGAGTAGAGATAGAATTCGTTAATACCTACTACGGGCTACAAGAATTAGCCACAGTCCTTACCTCAGCATTAAGAAGAGAATTCCCAGAACAAGCATGTAAGTTCTTATCATGGGGAATGTCTAATGAGAACACAGTAAGCTACTGGAAAATGACTACAGATGGTTCACTACAACAATCAGGGGGAGAACTAATTTCCCCACCACTACCAGCAACACCAGAAAGTTTCAGACAAATAGAAATTGTCACAAAAACCCTTAAGAATATGAACAGCAAAATTGATGTGAATTGTGGATTACATGTACATCACGATGCTAACGATTTAACAGTTAGGCAACTCGGTCATATTTATGGGACATACGCAAGTTTCCAGACACTTATCTCTTCATCATTAGCACCATCCAGAAGAGTTAACGCACAGTTCATGAGACCAGAAATTTACCACAATTTGCCAGAGCAAAATAAAAATGCAAAAGCATGGAACAAGCCAAGATATAATCAAGTTAAGCATTGGGCAAATACCCCAGCATTACAAGATTTATGTGACATGACAAATAAAGCCAATGTTAGAAATAACAGATATCACTCAACAGTAAATCTACAATCATTAGCAAAGCACGGCACAATCGAGTTCAGACAACATCAAGGTACTTTAAACGCAAAGAAAATTATCAGTTGGGTATTAGTAACTCAAGCAATCATCGAGAGATTTGTACAGCACAAACTCACATGGGTAGCACCTAAGCCAGACTACAAGACAGGACAGTGGAGAAACTTTCTCAGAACTTTAAACGTAGCACACTCCTACACAAAGCACGTCGATGCAGAGCAAGCACAAGTTTACACAAACGCATTTAGCCAAATGAAGGCAAATATCAAGAGATTTGCTAATCAACAAAGTTAAATAAAAGGGGTACAGCAATTCCTATACGTTGTACCCCCCCCAAAAAAAACACAAAAAAAGGAATAAGGAAAAAAGAAAATGCGCAGAAGGAATTATAAAAAATACAAAACAGCAAGAGATACGCAAAAGCTAAAAGTTTATAGATTTGGTTGGGAAATTGAAAGCCTCATAAATGACAAAATCGAAACAGAAGAAGAATGTATCAAGTTTATTAATAAAGCCCACAGGTGGTGGTACACAGATATTGAAAATAAGTTAGCTGAAGTTCCAGTTAAATTTACAAATGGGTCTGGTGGTACTTCTTGGTATCGACCTAAAAATAATACAATTTATATTAAAAGATACTGGGGTAAACATAAAGAAACTTTATTGCATGAATTAACCCACTATATTATTGGCAGGTCAACACGCAAAGAATTTAGATGTGACGCAACTCACGGCAAAATCTTCATGAGAATATTTGCAACATTACTTGCAAGATTTACAGAATTATCAATGAGTCAAATTAAATCAATAGCAAAAAAACACAAAGTAAAAATGTGTGGGCTAAAAGACTCAAACGGCAAAAATATCAGAAGAAAATTAAAGCAATCATAAGGTATACATTGCACAAAAATTAGTATATAATATTTAAAGGTATAAACATTTGACAAGGAGAATAAAAAGTATGGCAAATACAGAGCAGAAATACAAGACCCCAGAAGTTCAAGTAGAACAAGAAGTTATCGACTATATCCAGTATGGGTATTCAGACGCAGTAGTAGAAAAAATGCTAGATGACTTATATGAAAAATACGGCAGAAAACCCACATTCAAAGAAATGGAAACTGCTTTAGATAATAGAGCAGACAGCTGGCAATAAACACACAATCAGGGGGAGAGCAATCTCCCCCAAAGGATAAAGGACAAGTTATGAGTAAATTAGTAGAAAGACATAAAGAAAACATTGTGGAGTCCCCACATAAAGTAAAAACATCTACAACAGAAGATGGGATTATATATTTTACAAATTTTAGAGAAATGGAAAGTATAGGCAAACATTTTTTCTTGGATATAAATTTTGAATTAATTTGTTGCCCATCCCTCGTAGATGGTGGATACGACACATCAGGAATGGAATATGTTGAAGATTGGATAATTAACGAACTTACAACAGAACAACAAGAAGAATTATTCCAAGTAGTTCGTAAATTAAAAGAGCTTGTTTCATACAGACTTGAAAGACTTGGTAGTGGCAAATTAATACAATCATTAATTGAATCATTTACTAAAAAAGAAATAGTAGTACACCGAATCATGGGTCGTCTTGCTAAGAAAGACAGGGGGCAATAAGATTATGTGTGGAATTACAGGAATGATTTTTGGTAACAAGAACAGAACAAAAAAAGAATTAGACAATTTAATAGATGATTTTAATAATTTAACAGTAGCCTGCACAATCAGAGGCAGACACGCAACTGGTGTTTACATAGTAAACCCAGATGGAATTATTACCACAAAAATGCCACTATCTGCAGAAGAAGCCATCGATACTGACAGCTGGCAAGAAGTTATGGCAAAAGTCACTAACGATACAATAGCAGTAATTGGTCATGTTAGATGGGCAACTCATGGTGACCCTATTGTTAATGAAAATAACCACCCCTTAATTAATCAAAATATTATTGGGGTTCATAACGGCATCATAAGTAATTATCAAGAGTTCAAAACAACTGATGTAGAAGTTGACTCACAAGCAATATTAGACAGCCTTAGGGTTGACGCAGACAGCATGAATAACGGCAAATTAAGTACTGAAGTAATTGCAGAAACTCTTAAAAAATTACGAGGTAAGTTTGCTGTAGTTTTAGCAGATATTAAACAAACTAAAAATGTATATCTCGCAAGAGATAGCAAAAACCCATTAGTGTATTCCCATAATTGCAAAGATAACGTTTTATGGATAGCTTCTACTGGAGAAATAATGCGTTCAGGGGGAGTTCACATTGGTAGCAGTAAGCCTAAACTGCTACACGCACAATCCATAGCAAGAGTATCAAAAGATACTGTAGATACATTCCAAAACAAAGAAATGGCATTTTTAAAAACCTATAAGTGGGGAGCAAGACCCACTATTAAAGAAATTGTCCCAATATTTACACAATTAGAAAGGAAAGGTGTTAGTTATGAGTAGCCACAGAGATTTAGAACAAAATATATCCAATTTAGAATTTAGGATTGATGAGTTAGAAAGTTCTGAATATTTTTCAAAAAAAGAAATTCAAGATAATTTTATAACTCGTGAAGAAGTTAGGATTTTAATTAATAGATATGAAGAAAAAATATCTGTATTTAAACGACAGATAGACGCACTTTACAACATACAAAGTCACGGCAAACCTTATTAAAAATAAATTTCAAAAGGAGAAATTTTATGGTTACTGAAACAGAAAATATTCAAAAAGTGGAAACTACAATGAACCACTTCCGAGGCAAAATGAATCTTAAAACTAATGCTAAGGGAGAGATTCAGATTGATTGCACAATTGAACTCGCAGGAGAACTAGAAAATGCTAATCAACTACTACAATCGGCAAAAAATATGCTAGCCGATACAGTAAATGATTTAGTAGAAACCCACGGAATTAAATTAGCAAAAGACCAAGAGGTGTCATTATGAATATCGGATATGATATAAGCACAGCTACTACAGTAGCAGAGGCGTTAGAGATAGCACAACTTAATTGGAAAGTTAAGACAACTCCAACGATGTACAAACGTACAATAAAACCTTTACTCAAAGGCTTCTCTACATGGGAGAAAAACGTAGAGTCCGACAAATACGTTGCTATATTGCGAGAAGATACGCAAGAGGAATTTGCCCATGTAACCAAAAGATATCAGCTGGTACAAAATCAGCAGGCATTTGGTTGGGTTGATAAATTAATACAAGAGGGTGGACAGTTTTGGCGTGCAGGACATTTTAATCGTGGTCGCAAAGTTTACATGTTAATTAAACAACCGATTGCAATCACAATGTCCACAGGAGAGACAATCGAACGTGGGATAGTTGTATCTACAAGTCATGATGCAAGTCAGTCTATCAGAGTCAACTGGATGCCATTTAGGGTACATTGTTTTAATATCGTTGGTGGGCTTATTAAACAAGCCCCAAGCATATCAAGACATACTGCGCAAAAAGATAGTTTATTAACTTATTCAGCTGTCAGCGATATTTTAAATAGCGCAGAGAACTATTTTGAAAACTATCAGAAAGCTATAGAAAACATGGCACAAATGGTGTTTTATAATTCTAATTTAGATGCGTTGATAGAGCATGTCTTTGATACCCCTAGAACACCAAAAGATAAAAACAGAAAATCCAATGATTATTTATACGAGCAGATACACGCCAACTTTATGGGTGGGCGTGAACTATATGGTAAAACAACATGGGAAGCATATAACGCAATATGCGAATATATCGACCACCAGAAGCCCGTTGGAAATAAGATGGAAAGCGCAAACAGCGATGTAATGCAGACTGTAGAAGTAAGACAGTACAATTCACTTTTATCTTCTTCTAGGAACGCAGGTAATCAATTAAGACAAAAAGCCTTTGAGTATTTAACAGGGAGCGTGTAATGGCACAAATAGCATTATTTACAAACGATTACAGGGCGATTGGACATATTGATACTGTAGAGAGGATTGCATATAAGTCCGTTCAGCAAATGACACACCAACTGCGTACACCACCTGCTTGGACATATGATGAAAACATTATTGAACAGATATTGAAATATAACCGAGACAATCGTGATAATGCTGTTACTCGTTTGGTAATTCAGACAACTGACACAAATCTCAGGTATTCAATTGATTTTAATCATTTTTTGGATAAAGCAGAGTTGGTCAACTGGAGACAAAATAAAAACCAACAACAATATAGATGTTTATTGCATTATTGGACACATAATAAATTTAACCAGATGAAACTTTTTTAAGGAGAAGTTATGACAGATACGGTATGGAAAACAGCTAAAGAAACTGCGCAAATGTTAGGCGTATCACAGCAAAGGGTATGCAAGCTAGCAAGAGAAGGCAGATTTGGCACAATGGCATATAAAAAATATGCAAAAGAATTAAATTTTAATGGGGCTTGGATGATTGGTTTCCCTAACGATTATAAGAAAAAACCAGTCGGACAACCAAGAAAAACAAAAGCAATCCATATATAATATAAACCAAAGGAGGTTCGATATGGACAATGTAATAGCGCCCGCAATAATCAAATCAATAGATTCGGATATAGGTTGGGCAAAAAAAATCACAGTGACTTGTATAGAGTTAGGTAGTAAAAAAGTACCCGATACTAAAAACATAAGTGTCGACAAAAATATGCTAGCTGATAAAAAAATATACGAGTTAGATTCACTTATAGGTAAGGAAATTGTAGCCAAATTTAAACCTAGTAATCCAAAAAAGAATAGGGACGAGAGTGCTAAATCGCCAGAGGAACTAGAACTCAAATGGAATTGGTGGTGGCAACTAGATGACTTTACCTTGCCAGAGGTAGAGGTAACACCGACTAAATCAGTAGAGTTAAGTAATACATCTTCTACTAAATACGAGGTAACTTCAACACAGAAATGGCAACAACTTTGCACCAATGCCAGAACAGCACTAATGCAAGCGATGTCTAAACATATAGAGAACGGACAATTTATTGCAACAACTCTTGACCCAGTATTTGAAGACTCAGATTTAATATTTGAATACTTAAATACTAAGATGGATATTGATACACCTAAAACATCTATGGTAGAAATGCTAGAAGCAGAGGGTGCAAAGATACAAGAGATTAAAGATAAATCCACTTGGGCTATACCACCTATGATATCTGACGGCGTAGAATTTAAGAAGGCTTGCGAGGAGAACAATTTAGACCAGCAATGGGTTCTAAGTCAATACCAAAATCTTGGTATAGCCAAGTCAACAGATTATGTTCAAGAAGGCAAAGGGTCATATAAAGATTTGCTTGTACAGTTATTACAGATAAAAGATACCGAGTCTCTGTAATGACAGACAGAGCAGATAAGGTTAATAGGTTGATAAATCAACAAACAAAAGATATTCAATCTATTAACCAAAAGATTTTAGATTGTGGCTGTACAGTCGATTGCAGTTCTCATAAATTTGCCAGAAACCAAATAGATACAATTGGCAAGTTAATGGATGAGATACAAAGACTGCGTATGGACGCAATAGAAGCAAAGTTTTATTTATCCGATATCGAGATACTACGCAATGCAATCATAGAGGGCGTACTAGATGGTATTGATAGTAAAACACACGCAAGCGTGCAGAAAATCGCTAAAACAGACGCACAGACGGGAAAAAACACAAATAATAGAAGTGGAGGGATAAGATTATCATGACTCAAGAAGATTTTGAATTTGTAGGCGACCCTAATCCACCATTAGTAGAACAATTCTCAGATATTTTTACGCTAATGTGGCAAGACAAAAATATTAAAATGACTGTAGACAGATTTGCTACAGATAGAAGAAAAAACATTACAGCTGAGATAACTGTAGATATTTCAGATGCCCCAAAAGGCGAAGGGCATATTGTAAGAGGTAGACAGAACTTATTGTCCACTTTTCGCACATTAATATCAGATTGTATTGACTTTGGTCCTTCTATTGTTACAGATAAAGATTGGAAAATTATGTTTAAGCAAATGTCCAACGCTGTAATAGATAGATACAGAATGGGCGAGCCGTTAATTAATTTGGCAACTATGTCAGAAGAAGGTAAAAAACCACATATATTAGCCCCATTTATATACGAAGGTAACCCTACAACTATTTTTGGCAGAGGGGGCGTTGGTAAATCTTTGTTTTGCTTATATCTTTCGGTATTACTACAAACTGGTACTAGTCACGGTAGGCTAAAGCCAAAAAAGATGAACGTGTTGTATTTAGATTATGAAGCAGACCCATCAGAATCTAAATATAGATGTAATCAAATTGCCAGAGGCTTAGGTATTGACCCAAGTTTAGTATCAATTAATTACAGGCATTGCTCTGTCCCTTTAGTAGAAGAAGCAGATGTTTTATTTAGATACGTTAGGGAAATAAATGCCGAATGTGTCATTGTTGACTCAGCTATACCAGCGTGTGGAGATGCATTAGATGCTTCTAATGTAGCAAACTTTTTTAATGCTTTACGTTCGTTATCAACATCAGAGAAACAAGTTGCATCATTAATTATTGGACATACTACAAAAGCAAACGATACGTCAGGCGGTCCATTTGGTTCTACAGTATGGCGTAATGGTCCACGAAGTATATGGGAATTTAAATCAGAACAACAATCAGCGACTAATGAGATTGATGTTCAGTTAATACATACTAAATCTAATTTAGACCCATTATTAAAACCGATAGGGTTCAAAATTAAATGGCTTGAAGGCTCTATTGAAATAAAATCATTAGACACGTTAGCACATCCTACATTTAGTATAGATGCTCCACTAGCAGACAGAATAGAACGTGCGTTACAAAACAACTCACACTTCACAATAGTAGATATAGCAAAGCACCTCGATACAGACGCAGAATCTGTAGAACACGAGTTAAACAAAGATAACAGATTTCTCTTTAACCATAAAGCAGAGAAATGGGAGAATTTGTCATTATAGTGTAAAATAACCTAGTGCATAGGTGTTTTGATTGTGTTTTCACTTATGCACTAACGACTGGTAGGGCGAAAGGAGACAAAATCCCTACCAGTCAAATATCTTCAATAACGTATTAAATTTACCACCATTTTTAATAAATTGGTAGATACTTGCACCACAATCAACACAGTTACCTTTTATCACTTTCCTTGGATGACCTTTTGGCGTTTTAACTGTTTCAAATGAATGATTTAACACAAACCTTTGTTGCTTGCATGAAGTACAATATGCTGACCTTTTAAACATTAATCTGCATCCGATTGCAGAACATCTTTCGCCAATGCAATAATACCTGCAATACAACCAACTGTAATTTCTGTTAATTCTTTTTCAATTCCATAGTAAGCAATCGTGCCAAGAATCACGATTGAAACCATAATCTGGGGTCTTATTTTCCCCATGAATCGACTCATACCTTCCCATATATTCATAATTATCTCCTTTATATATACATAGGGTTATCTTATAAAGACTGGTTCTTCAACGACTCCGTCAGCGACAGAGTTCACTTTGACGCTAGTGTTAATTATTAAATCGGCAGAATTAATATCCCCGTCATCTCCAATCCTGACATTCTCTAAAGTTAGAGTTCCTATTTCAAAGTAATCAGCATTAAATGCTCCTGTCCAAGCACGCACTCCATCAAGTATTAATTTATCAATAATGACATCTCCACCTGATGTAGTTTGTATTAATAGAATACGGTCAACAACCATGTCCTTTGCTTCATAACTCGTGGCACCACGACCACTTCCAATAACAACGTCATTAGTTGTGCTACTCATAGTAGGAGAGAAAGTGTGACCCGCAACTACTACACTACTTGTCGCATTAATTTTATATATATCTCCGTTAGCCCAATCCATTGTTGGGAACTCTGAGTTACGAATAATTAATTCATCTACAGTTATTACATCAGTCGTGCTAGTTCCAGAGAGTTGGAAAGCATCTGTCAGTCCAGCTTTACCCAATGAGATGTTCTCAAATTTAACAACATCCATTCTTATACCAGCTGGCATATTTATCTGCAAAGTTTGGCTTCTATCTGCAGGGAACTCTGGGTCAACTATTCTATTACCCACATGATTAGGAGCAGTATATGATGCACCTGTCTGAGGGAAAGTTATCTGTTGCTCGCCTGTAGATATCAACAAAAACATTGACGCTACAAAGCCTAAAGCTACTACAGATAATGAACCAACTATTAATTTGCCACCACCCAGATGAATTCCACCACCTATTGGTACTCTGAAATTCCAGAATTTTGGCAACTTCATAGAAATTTTAGGGATATTGAATTTTCTATCCTTCATTTTATTCCTCCTGTTTGTTTTTCTTTTTTGCTTCATCCCCCATCAAGCCTACTATGACCCCTGCCGCCGCCGTGACTGGATTTGCAAAGATTGCAAAGGCTACTAATATAATATCCAGATGCGGTGCTATCTCAGCTGGCTTTGATGTGGTTTTCCAAACTATTAAAACTCCTAAAGTTACGAAGGCTAGGAACAAAGGTCCTACCAAAACTATGGTTAGGAACTGGGAACCCGTCAGCGTGGTCTTGGTTGACGCACGCAGTTCCACTATTTCTGCTTTTGCTTCAAGCAGTTGTTCTTCTAAAGATTTGATAGGTTTATCTGCCACATTATTCTCCCCATAATTTGACTGCCATAAAGGCACTAACGCCTAAACTGGCACAACCTATTAATATTCCTAAAACTCCTAAATTTCTTGCATTTATCATGGTGCTATAAATCTCCTTTTTAATGCCTCTGATAAATTTTTCTATGTCGTCTACTTTATTTTTAATCCTTTGCTGTTCATGTTCATCCATAAACACCTCATAATATTAAACTTGTTTCCATGATGTAGAGGATTCATCCCATTCATAATTATTCCCATCATCTGGGAAGTCTACAGGGGCTTCCCATTTGCAAGTTGTATTATTTAATGTCCAACTTGCGTATGGCTTCATAGGGATAAATGCATCTCTGCTACTGTCCCATGTATAACCAACTCCTGCATAATTTTTTCTAATACGCTCGTTGTAACTGGTTTGTACCCATGTACCACCAAATAATTCAACACAACGTGCTATACCGACTGATTCGGATTCATCTCCGTTATCGTCTAAACATTCATTATTATTAACAACTATCACTCTCGTGACTATGTTGTTCTCATCTATCTCTGCAAAATGTGCCATTAATACCTCTTATTGGAATTTATATCTTACAATAACAACGCCAGAGCCACCATTTCCACCTGCATGCGTAGCACCAGAAACCCAACCTGATGCTCCCCCTCCACCTCCTGTGTTAGCTGACCCAGATGTTGGTTGAGCAGTACCTGTATTCCCATTACCGCCTCCCCCTGTACCTCCTGAAGCCGCAGAAGCTCCGGGGTAATAAACACCTCCACCGCCGCCACCACCTCGTGTAACAGATGAACCAGTTATGCTATTAGCTGTTCCGTTACCACCTTGTCCACCTGAAATCCCACTACCATTTGAACCGTTGCCTGATGCACCAGCCCCTCCACCTCCACCAGAGTTTGTTCCACCTCCATTACCACCAGAATTTCCAGAGCCGTTGCCAGAACCTCCACTAGATGTTGAAGTTCCACCTCCACCATTACCATTTGTTGGTCGACCTGCTCCACCAGTTGCTCCACTTGATGATTCTCCACCATAGCCACCCCCACCAGCAGTTTGGCTAAAAAATGTTGAATCTGAACCGACTGAACCATTTGATGTATGATTAGCCCCTCCGTTTCCACCTCCACCAATTGAGATGCTGTAACTTTGTACGCTAACTGTTTGACCAGTTAGATTAATATAACCACCTGCTCCACCTCCACCACCTCCGTGGTTTGAACTGGCAGAGCCACCTCCGCCTCCTCCTCCCCCTCCAAGCATAAGTAAATCAATCTGATTACCAACGCCTGCAGGACCAACTGCCGTTACTTGGAATGTCCCAGAACCCGTGAATGTATGCACCTTATAGTCCCCATCGGTGGTAATTGTCCCACCAGTAGCGGCAACAAATTGTACAGCTGTCATATCTAAACCATTAATTGATTCAATACTAGATTTAGCAATATTGTTTACTTTCTCAATATTACTTTCATCAACGCCATTTACCTTCTGTATATCAGCCATTATGCGACCTCTATTACTGTTCCTGATGGGTCGAAGTAAAGAACATTGGCATTTACAGCGTAGCCCAAAGTTTGTACTTGGTCTCCATCTGAATCTGGTGCAGTCTGTTCTGGAACGTTTTGAGAACTGGTTTCTGCTTCTGGAGCATAAGTTGTAGCCCCTACAGTCCAAGTAGGCATATTTGAATCATGCCTTATATAACCTTTAGTTAAAAATAATCCACTTGCATCTGCTGATATTGCCGCAGTTGCCATCGCCCTAACTGGCATAGTGCCTGCCGCAGTTGCAACAGCTTTCCACATTTTGCCGTCAGATGCTTTTAAATAACATACCTCTCCAGCAACTAGAGCCTCTCCTGCTGTAAAGTAAGCTGTATCCCCACTCCATGTTGTATCAGCAGGGGTTGAATCCCATGCAACATATGCTCTGTATTCAATACCAGTAGTTGCTCCAGAGTTAGCAGTTAATATAGTATCGTTTGCTCCAACTGCTGTCACTTGGGGATTACCAGAGCCATCTCCAGTTAATATCCCACCTTTTGTAGACATATCAACTGATGCAACTGCTGAAGTACCATTGCCTATTAATGCTCCATTAGCAGTTAAACTAGATGCTCCAGTCCCTCCATTAGCAACTGATAAATCAGTCCCAGACCAATTGTCATTATTTACTGAAACTGTTCTGCCAGTATCTGTAGTGCCAGCATGATTATGACCAGTTGATGTATCCAATACATCTTCTCGTAAATTATTATATTGTGCCGCTGTCGCTGTATCTCCACTACTGACTGTTCCTGAATTTGCCATATTAGCCTCCTAAGACCATGAAAAAAAGTTCCATTTTGCTGTATTCCATACACCAGAAATACCAAGCCCAACTCCTTCCATAGTTAAGTCAAAAGTTGTTTCTAGTACTGTATTTCCATTTGAAAAATTATAAGTATATCCATTTATGTAAGCAGGGAAATTCATTCCCATATCTGATTCTATTACATCAACTCTGTCAGATAATTTTCTATGAACTTGATTCATTAAAGTTGGTTTATCTTGATTAACCATATCAACACGCATTCGAACTATAGGCTCAATTAATTTTTCTAACTTTCTTATAGCAGAGCCAATAGCTCCTGTTCCAGTTAATTGTGATGAACTGTCCCCATAGTAAGAGAAAATAGTGTCTGGTAATGTCAGTTTACGTTCTCCATATTTATTAACAGAATATGTAGATTTGGCTTGAGCCATAGATTGCTGATACAAAAGATAAGAACCAGCTTGCGCTAAAAAGAACCGAGTAATATACCCATCAGATGTGTCATTATTCGTTACTGTTACTTGTTGCCAATTACCACCAAACTTTCCTGAAGTATCAGCTGTGCTATCGTTTTCATCATAATAAACTTTAATTGCTAATTGCGTGCCAGTTGCATCTGACCCTGTCCAAATTTGTATAGCGTCATTACTAGTAACTGATGCTCTGGCAATATTTTGTACCCCTCCGGGGATTCTTAAATAAACCCCATATTCATCATCAGATTGAAATTTCGATTTGCATAAAAATGTTTTTTGTTCTCCAGCCTTTATGGGTATACCAGCTCCAGCTGAACTATCTACATATCCTGCGTTGTCAGTATCCATAGCTGTCCACCCATCTGTATATCGTTCACTTGGGGGATTACTTGAGGCAGTTCTTAAATCGTTTCCAACTCTGTATCCACATTCAATGACATTGAAAACTCCATTAATCCCATCATCATAAGCGTAATTATGATAGCCTGCATCTGTGCCGTTATAACTGTCTCTAAATGTTGCAACTGCTGTAGTATGTGGTGCAGAAGACCTATGGAATCTGCCTTCAAAATGAAAGTAGCCATGTCCATCTACATAAATAAATCCATCTTCTGTATCTTGTACCCTATAAAGCCCATCTAATAAATTGACTTGACTAAAAAACTGAGCAGTATATCCAGCTTTTGTCACTATTTGATAATCGGTATTAGCATCTTCTGCGTGATTATCTGTTTGTTCTCCAATAGTTAATATTCGCCTAAACGGAGATGTTGCAGAGCCAGCTGTGCGTGTATCAGTCCCTTCAGCGATTCTTGCATATGATTGTATTAATTTAAAATCTTCAAATGTATCAAATCCCTTCAAATAGGCGTATTGTAGACCCTTAGAGGGTCTTGGGCGTATCTCTTTCAGTTTCCCTCTAAAAAGGGGCTTTAACCCACCAAAATCGTGTATTCTGACATCAGAACCAGATGCGTTTATAAATATTCCATGCTTGGTTGCTGAATTTATAGCAGAGTCATCTAAACCAACTGTGCCTTGTAATACATCGTCAACAAATATTTTAAAAGATGTTCCGTGCATTCTAATTGATAATGTATGCTTGGTAGATGCTCCCCAACTATACGAAGCTGTTCCAATAGATGTAGTACTACCAGATATGACTTTGTTTACATGAATGGTATTAGCTGATGTATCAATCGTGGCGTAAGCATAATTATTCGCATCTACATATCTGAGAATTAAGCCACAGTCATTAGCAGACGCTGTTGATGATGATGTAGTAGCTGTCATTGCTATATCCAATTCACTTTCGCCCATATCAGTTGTATAGATTGCGTTAGCACCACCAGTATTTTTTGCATATGAGTTAGAAGTTGCGTGACAGATGATTGCCCCAGTACTAGCAGTCCAAGAAAAATTCGAGTCATAAGGGATAGTATGTGAAGTTAAATTTGTATCAGCTGTATCATTAAAATGGTCATATGGATACCAAACTCTGCATACTAACTTATGACCAGATACTAATTTATTTGCTAATGGAGATGAAGCGTAAGGAGGGGAATACTTATTATCATTATTATTAACTTGTATATTTAATATAGCCCCATTCATGTACCCACTTTCAGGTTGTCGTGTATGATTGAATGACATTGTTTTAATGTCAGAAGTTATATCATCATATGTCCCAGTAAAATTATCATCATCATCCCAATCAACTAAAACTTGTGCATATGCTTGAGCCATTTAAAATGCTCCTTGAGTTCTCAACACTTGTCTAACTTGATTAGTGATAAAATCTCCAAATTTTTGAGCAGTCTGTTCATCGTCTAATATAACTGTACCGCCAGCAGGCATGTGTACATTAACTGTTATTGAACCCATAGCATTTCCCCTACCACTTAAAGGGACAACTGCCTCTGGTCCAGCTTCTCCTATCATTGCCAAAGTAGGTTTATTGACTATGCCTCCTTCTGCTAATTCTGGAATTTTTGCAAAATCAAAAGGGTCAAATGAAGGTAAAACTTGAACGCCTCTTAAAAATTTACCTTCAAATTTAAAGTTGTTTAGTTTTTCAATTAATTTATTAATTAAACCAATAACTGCATTTAATGGAGTTGTCATTGCGTCTGCAATAACTCCCCACGCATCTTTAAATTTCTCCAAAAATGGATTAACAATTTCAAGTAATTTATCAAATAAATCAGAAAATTTTTCAGAAATAGTATCAAAAATTTCTATTAATGGTTCTTTAATGACATTAAATGCCTCTAAAATTTTATCTGCAACAGTTTCTATGCCTTCTACTATAGTAGAAAAATGTTCCGATATTTTATCCCAGACCTGAATGAATACATCTCTGATTGCTTTTAAAGCATTATGCAATGCTCCATCTGGAAGTAACCATCCAAAATGTTCTTTAAATAGTTCTGTTAATTTTTCAAATATAACTTGCGCAATTACTGATATCGCCGCCCAGATATGGTCCCATCGTTCCCAAATATATTCGATGGCTTTTATCAAAGCCCCGCCGGGCAAAAGCCAACCTAAATTAGAGTTATACGCATCAAAAATAGCTGAAGCGATTGTCATAAATGTATCTTTTACATTTGTCCAAATCTCAATAAAAAATTCTCCAACAACAGTTAATATATCTTTTAATTCTTGAAATTTTAATTTTATAAAATCTATAACAGGAGCTATAAATTCTGTAATCCTTGACCAATTTTTCCAAATAATAATTCCAGCTATTATTGCGGCAGTTACAGCTAGTATTCCAATTAAAATTGGACCCATTGCTATATTTAATCCAGCCATTGCTCCAGTTAATCCAGTTACTGCTGTAGTAACAGCAGGGATTATCATAATTAATGGACCTATATTCGTAGCAAATCCACCAATAGGCGCTAATGCTCCTTTAACACGATTTTTCATCATGTCAAATTTATCAGAAGTGGTTAGTGTACTTTTCCCTAAGTCATCTACTGTCCCTTCAGCATTATTCATAGCAACTAATAGGTCATCAATTTCCATTGCTCCAGACCTGATAGCATCTGCAAATCTAATACCAGCACTTGCTCCAAATGCTTCTTGGGCTTTAGCAAGTGCATCTGTATCACTTTCAGTATTCTTAATGTCAGCCATTAATTCAGATAAGCCAGCAGATAAATCCGTAACGCCCGCATCAGACATTTTTTTCATTGCTGTGTTGAGTCCGGGGAACATTCGAGTGGTTTCAAGTCCTGCCGCCTCCATGCTTGCTATTAATGCAGTTGACTCATCCATTGATAAGCCCATAGTTTTTAACTGCGGAGCAAACTTGCCAACCATATCTGATAATTGCCCTATTGGGACACCAACGGCTTGAGATGCAACAGTCAGTTTATCTAATTGACCTTCTACTTCATTAGCAGGGATTCCGAATTGAACCATTGCGTCTGATACAGATTTAATCATAGGAGCAACATCACTACCCGTTACTCTAGATAAATCCAAAAATGCTTTTGAGGCATTTTCCAACTCTTTACCTTGTAAACCAAGTTCAGTATTTAAATCAGCTATTGCAGTTGATACAGTCTGAGAATCATTTGGCACTCCTTCAAATACTTTCATGAATGAGTCATTTAATTCTTCTAGGTCTTTTCCAGTAGCCCCAGTTCCAGCCCTAATAGTATTTTCAGCCTCTTTGAATTCATCGCCTAATTTAACGGCGGCAACTGCCATACCAGTTACTGCGGCAGACGCAACTGCAACTGGCTTAGCAAGACCACCGATTTTGCCTCGCAAGCCACCTATATTCTGTTCTGCCTTTGCTGTATTTGCACCGACAGTTATGTTTACTGTATTTGCCATTTATTCAGGCTTCTCCTCGTTTAAAGAAACTATGTGCAAAAGTTTTAATAGGCTGGCATCTTCATTTAAGACAGCTGATGGCAACTGTCCGTATCTTTGACATATGCCATCAATGATTTCAGCTTGGTAAAGTTGCAATGGTTGAGATACAACTTTACCATCTCTATCAGTTCCACCTTTAACGTGTTTCCACTTTATAATGTCAGCCTCTAGGCTTCCCCCGCAGTAGTTATCTGGCTTGACCACGCCTCAATTATTGCAGTACATATTGCTGGAGGTAATTCCAAAAACCCTTCTCCTGTTGGGGGTACAGGGCTACGGTCTTCATCTAAAATATTCCATTCTATGATAATAACTTCGCCAAAAGTTTTAAATATTTCTGCTGTTTCTTCTGGTGTCGAATCAGTACCTATTTTTTGTAAATCTAGGAATGTCCTTAGCGATACATCCAGCTTGGCTCTTATTTCAACACCTTCGTATTCATGCCCTTCAGGAAATGTTAATACTGCGTCTCGGCGAGATAAAACAAAAGAGTCTCCTTTTTTTTCTTTTATCGATACCACTAGACAGTACCCCATGTTGGGACAGTTCCACTCTGCAACATTAAGGATGCAGTAAAGTTTTGTCCACCATCTGTACCTCGTGAAATATTATAGTCAGCTACTAACATTTCTGCTTCTAGTTTTGGATATCCAGAAGTATTACCACCTATTGCGATAGTAACAGTTCTTGTTCCTGACTTAGTTTTAAAAACGTCATGAGACTTATTTGATGCCTTATCAAAAATACCATTTAACGTAATTGACAAATCTCCTAATGCAATAAGTCTTTGCAAAGCAGACTTGCTAACAGTTGTGCTATCTAACAAGTTTTGACTATTGCCAATCTCGTAGCTAACGATATTATCTGATATATCTCTGGCAGTACCACCGCTGTCATCTACAGCAACGTAATCGCCTAATCCAGTTTGAATTGCCATAACAATCCTCCTATATAAAAATTATTTTTATAACCTATGAAGCCCAACAGCTATAACGGCATTTGAAAAAGTGCCAGTTGTTGTGACCTTTACATACCGATTTACAGTCCCAGAGGCAGTACCTCTTTCAGCCATTGGAACAGCACCTGTTCCAGTAGCAGTAAAACTAATCAAGTCGGAATAAGTTCCGCCAGAGGATGTTGCATGCTGTATCTTTACAGTTACAGTTCCAGAGGCAAGACTAAATATTTGACAATATCCAGATGCTCCATTTGAACTTGATGCCCCACCATCTAATACAGTTCCTGAGCCAGCAGAGGAGTGTGTATCTTCATGAGCTGTAAGCATATCGCCAAACTCTGTACCAATTCCTTCACTTGCATAAGTAGCAGTCAATGTAATTACAGAACCAGAACCTCTTGATACGTTGTATTCCCCTTCTTTAGAAACTAATCCAGCAAAAGGGTCGCCAACATCAGCTCCCAAAGGGATTAAAACTATTTGGTCATCTGCAGGAAGTTTCCCACTATTGCTACTTAATACAGGGTGTGATTGACCAGTAGCATTATTAAAAAACCCATTAAAACTGATTGTGCCTTCTACAAGACCAGTAGTTCTACTCATAGCCTCTGTATTTAAAGCAGTAGTATCTAATAATGTTTGAGAATATCCAGCACCATCTAAAGAATTAGCATCTCCAGATAAGTCATATCCTTCAACATATAACCTTGTATTTAATCCTGTTTGTATCGCCATAATATTCTCCTATGGTGTAATTGTTACTTCATTCCCTAACATTACTGAATAGGGAATGTCTACTGTTCTAAATGCAACTCCAGATATTTCGGTATATCCAGTTGTTGCAGTTCCTATATCTGTGTCAATTGCGTTACCACTTAAATCAGAATCTGCCCTTAATGCAGTATCTATATTTACCATTGCATCCCAAACATCTAATTCTGTTGTTTCTCGTATGTCTTTAGATGTTTGCATTCTGAAATATGCTCTAATTGTAAAGTTACAATTACTTGTTACGCCAGTTAATGTTTTAAATTCAACATCTCTTGATGTAAGCCAAAATGCTACACAAGGAGTTCCAGCAATGCCTAGGGGTTCGCCTCGCATTACCTCTGTAAAATTAGGGTCAGATACGCCATCTAATAATGCATCTATCCTGTCCATAATTGCACTTCTACTCATTCAAATGCCTCTTTTATCGCATTTTTTAACATATCATCTACTTCTTTTGGTTGTCTTTTTAACCAGTCATATACATTTTTAAACATGAAGTAGCCTTTAAATGTGCTAGTTCGATTCCTTTGGCTTATACCTTCAACCCAGTTAGCATAAATTACATTTTTACCAAAACGTTTTTCTCCAGCATCTATTTGTATGTGAAGATTGCCAATAGTATTTCCTGCAACTCTACTTCTTAAAAATCCTGTTACTCTCCCATGACCAGAATATAATTGCTCCTGAACTTTTACGCCACCAGCAACAGCTATATCTAATAGCCCTTTATTAACAGCCTCTTCTAACCTTTCAGCCCCTCCAGTAAAAAGCGGACCAGTTGTTCTAATAGTTACAGACATTAGAAAAATACTCCCGATTGTGTTGTTGTATTTCTATATCCGTCTAATGTTTTTAATACTGATTTTGCATCTACATTGGATTTGGTAACTTCTT